TCCGCTATATGGGAGAAGAGCAAAAAAGTATTTGCCGAAACCTTTACTTCCGACACTATGGCGCAATGGTTCGGCGGACTCATCAAGCTACTGGGTTGGCTCACAGGGGTAACCTCCAAGGCAGGCGATGGCGTGAAAGTCTTCCGCGAGCGTCTCGCCTTTTTAGCCAAAGCCATAGTGGTATGTACTACCGCCGTAGTAAGCTACCGCGCTGCCGTCTATCTCTCTACTGTTACTACCAAAGCCGCTTGGCAACAAACCCTTTTGTATAATGCCGCCCAAAAAGCAAGTTCTCCTATTATAGCTATAGTTAAAGGGGTTACCTTACTGCTTTCAGCCGCCAAAGCCTCCCTTACAGGCAACACCATTAGGGCTACAGCCGCTATGAGAGCCTTTAATGCAGTAACTAAAGCCAATCCTTGGGGCTTACTCTTAGGGGCTATCACAGCTGTTGTTTCAGCAATAGCTTTATTTAGTAAAAAACAAAAAGAACTCAGTGGTTCAACTAATGAATCAGTAAATTCTTTTGATAAAGAAATTAGCAAGTTAGCTGCTTTACGTAAAATTATAGCTGATAATAATGTCCCTTTAGACAAACGAAAAGAAATTATCGACCAACTCAAAACTCAATACCCAAAATATTTAGAAGGGATTAAAAACGAAGGAACTCTTACTGATGAGTTGGCAAAAAAGCTTGATCAAGTAAATAGAAATCTGATTTTAAAAGCGCGTCTTTCTAAAAATCAATCTCTCATCGAAGAACAATCAGGTGTTGCTGCTGAAGCACAAGCTAAAATGGAAGTTGAACAGAAAAAGGTAGAGTCTGAAATACGCAATCTACAAAATAAAATAGCTTATGTGGCTGATTTAGATTTAAAAGGAAAAGATTTTGCTACTCAATACAAAACAATCCTCAATGATTCCCAACTAAAACAACGTCCTCAACTTATAGCTGCTTTTCGTATCGCTATGGCTGATTATTTAGAGGCTAAAAAAGAATACACAAAAGAGGAAAAAAAGTTAAATGAGTTACTAAATGTAGGTGCTGAATTAGGATTGCGACAAAAAGGACAAGGTGAAGATGTAAATTTAGAAGACGGAGTAACCGTTTATGGAAATAAAAATACTATTACTGATGATGATGATAAAACAAAAAAACACCCCAAAGACTATGCCGATGACTACCGCAATGCCAATAAAGCGCGTTTGGCTGCCGAGCAAGAACTCCAAAAGGAAATTACGCAGGGATTGGAGGAAAGCCTCGACAAACAGCTCGCCCTTACCGAGCAGAAGTATAACGACAAACGCTTCAAGCTACAACAAGAAAATGCCGACTTAGAGCAGGACATCCTTAAACTGAAAACAGAAGCCAAAACCAATAAAGATCCAAACCTGCTAAAAACAATTCAAGAAAAGCGTAAACTGCAAGAACTCAACAAGCAAATAACCGTAGAGTTCGAAAAACAAGAACAAACAGAACTCTCCCAAGTACGCGAAAAGTACAGTGCCAAAGAGGTAGAGCGCACCCTCAAAGAGATGAACGACTGCCTTGCCGTAAAAAAACGCGAAAAGGCAGAGGAACTCCTCCTTATTCAGGATTTAGACACCGCCAAAGAAGCCCTACGCAATCAGATTTCCGACAAAGAACTATCGCAAATCAAAACCTTAGAAGACGCTAAAAAAGCCCTACGCCGCAAAGCCGATGAGGAGGTACTAAAAGAAAGCCTTGCCAGCTTCGAGGCGCAAAAAAAACTCCTGATAAGCTACCTGCAAACCGTTACCGGTGAAGCCAAAGACAAGCTCATAGAAGATATTCAAAAGGTCGAAGAGCAAATGACAAAAGTAAAAGAGCAGTTGGACGGCTTAAAAACCAAAGAAGTAGATAAAGAAGCAGGCTCCGAACTCGAAAAGGTAGATGTATTAGGTTTTACTGCTGCCGAATGGGAAAATGTATTTTCCAACCTCGATAATGTGCACGCACGCTTCCGAGCGGTAGAAATGGGCATAGGGGCAATGACCAACGCTTTTAGTATGTTTAGCCAGTTGCAGGAAAACCTCAATGCCCGCGAGCTTTCCAAATATACGGCTAACCAACAGAAGAAAAAACAAGCCCTCCTGGACCAGCTCAACCAAGGCTATATCTCACAAGCACAATATCAAAAGGAGCTGCAACGCCTCGATGAGGAAGCCGAAGCCAAAAAGAAAGAACTCGCCCTCAAGCAGTTCAAAGCCCAAAAAGCCGCCAATATGCTCAACATCATTGCCAATACAGCTTTGGCAGTATCACGTGCTTATGTCGATGGAGGAGCTATAGGAGGGGTAGCACTTGCTGCCATTGTAGCTGCCATAGGGGCTGCTCAGTTAGGTATCGTAGCAGCGCAACAGCCCCCCAGCTATGCCAAGGGCGGCTATACCAAGGGTTTGGGCTTTACTGACGAAACAGGCCACGAGGTAGCAGGGGTAGTACACGGCAAAGAGTACGTAATCCCCGCAATGCTTCTGGCCGACCCGCAAGTGGCTCGCGTTACCGAGTGGATAGAGGCCAAACGCACTGGCAAGGCGCAAAACACCTACGCCACTGGCGGCAATGTATCAACAGCTACAGAATCGTCCTACACGTCTGACAAGTCAGATAAAGAAGGAGACCAATTGGCTTCTATGAGCGAACTCAAGCACACCCTTACTCAGCTAACTGCTACCCTCGACCGCCTCGAGAAAAACGGCTTAGACGCCTACGTGATTGCCGATGCCAAAAACGGACGAGAAATGCGACGCGCCATTAAAGAATACGAAAACATCCGAGAAAAAAACAGACGATAATGGATATAACAATACCACAAACATACGAAGAACTCAGCGAGCAGCAACGAGGCGTGTTGTGTAGCATTCTATTAACCTCTTCCCCCTTCGGAGGGGGCGGGGGGAGGTTACCAGTGCGCATTATCCAAATCCTACTTTCGCACCTCCCCAAGCGTACCCAGCAGCAGCTACTCCTGCAAGTGCCATTCACTACGCTATGGCAATACGCCGAGCCCTTCCTCACTACCGAAAAGCTATATCATTTTCGTGAGGTCACGAAAATGGTAGCGCCCGCTCCTCGTTTAGCCAACCTTACTATTAAGCAGTTTTCCGTAGCCGATAGCCTCTATTATCGTTTGCGCCTATCGCAGTACCAGGACGAATTGCTGTTGCGCCAGCTTATGGCATCGCTCTACAACTTTGCCCTCCAGCCTTTTGATGTGCTAAACCTCCCACAAATAGCCGAGCATACCGATAAGACACCTATAACCACCGCCTACGAGGTAGCCTTTGCTTACACCTGTTGTAGGGAATACATCATCAGCAGGTTTCCCAAAGTGTTTGCCTCTCCCAGCTCCACCCAAAGAGGCGAAAACCCCGTATTTAGGAAAGAAGCTGCTTATATGCCCTTTTCAAAGATTATCAGCGTAATGGCAATGGATAAGCATCAGCCCTTAGGCAACTGGCACCAGTGCAATGCCACCCGCGTGTACGACTTCTTCGAAGTCCTCACCGAATCGATATTACAAGCCGAACAGAGGGCAAAATCATAATAATTCTACAAAAAAACTTCTAAACCTGTCCCACGCCAAAAACAAAAGATAAAAGGCTAACACACAGCCTTTTATCTTTTTTTATTATCCATTACAGCCCCATATCTCCCCCTTATCACACCATAGCCAACAACGAACCAACATCGAACCTACACCCTACAAACACCCCGCAAACCCCTACTACACAAGGCCTCACGCCCCTTTTCACCTATTAGCCACCAGTAGAAAACAGTCCTTTCACAAACCGCACAAACCTCCTACCTTTGCCTCGTCATTCGTTTCATATCATAGTTAGTTAGTGAAAGAAGGATAATTTTTCTCATAATGGTATATTTTTTAGGCGTACCCTCATAACGGGTGCGCTTTTTTTTGTCTCTCATCCCTGGCACCTCGTCTTCATATATCACCCCATTTTTCTAAATTCAAATTGTAAAAATCACTAAGGCGGCAGGGGGTTTTTCTTCGTTCAATGAATACAAGCTGATAACCCCACCACCCATACCCGCTGACAATCAGCCGCTTAATTTTTCTATAATGATAAAAAAGCCTGTCCTTTCCCAATATATCCCTACCTATTACCTTTGCCCAATAAATCCCCAACCCTTATGAACAAAGTTTTTTTAAAGGACGTACTGGCTGAAATGAGAAAACTCGATGAGCGCAAAAAGCCAATACCTTTCACCATAACCGTACGCACCTACAATAGGCAAAACAGCTTTGGCGGCAAACTCTGCACTTACACGGGCGCAACCCTTATGCAGCAACCCCGCAACAAGCAAGATTTTGAAAAGAACCCCAACCACTGGCAAAACAAAACCCGCAATATCAAACTCAGCGACGGTACTATAAAAAAAATATGTATCCTCTTTATCGTCGCTTTCAACGGAAAAGAAGTAATCTATTAATTAGCAAATGAATATAGTAAGCAAAAAAGATTTATCCGATAACTACGGAAAACCTGTATTCTATTTTACAAAGTTTTTCCCTGAAGGATACAAACCTCCTGAAAATATAATGAAAAGAACAGCCAATGAAGAATATCAAGGGAGTATCTTTTTCAGTAAAGAAACTGCTAACCGTATTCTTTCATTAGATGTGTGGAAAACGTGTATATATCCATCTATCTATCTGCTACGCGACGGCTTCTGTTACAATATCGATTGGAATGATAGCGAGTATATTGAAGTAACCAAACGTGCAGGCTATCAAATGAATGTACTACAAATGGTATCAATTATTATTAACGACTTTGGTTACACTTACCAAAGTGAAAAATGGAAATAATGAAACAATTAGACAAAGATTTTTATATGCTTTCAGCCGCCAAAACGGCTGTTATTTTCGGCTCTGATAAGCAAAGCCTCTCAACCCCTAAAACGCAAAAAGATTCAAGCGACACCGATAAGTTCGCCGCTTGGGGCGACAATAACCTATACCCGCAGGAGTTCACCAAAAAACTCAACAAAACGGGTGCCGCTATTGGGGGATTGGAGGTGCTCATATCTGCCCATTACGGCTTGGGCTTCCGCCTCTATCAAGATGTAGAAACCGAAGAAGGCGTAACCACGCGCGAACGCCTGCGCTCGGCTTTCCCCGATATTGATAGCTTCTTCAAAACCTGCCGTTGGGATGTAACAATGGCAGAGATTATTGAGGATTTTGAAACCTACGGTATTGCCTTCGTCGAGTACCTGCTCGCACCCAATTCCGACAAGATTGTATCTATAAAACGCCAGCAAGCCCCTCATTGTCGTTTAGGAGTGCCCAACAAAAAAGGCTTTGTCGATAAAGTCTATATCAATACCTCTTGGGGCGATACTTTCAACGATGAACTAACCATAGAAATGCCCTTTTTCTCCGATATTCACAATGTCGCAACCCTCAAAGCCTATTGCAAGGAAAAGAAAATCGAAAAGTTTATCGTACCCGTAATGCGCACGCTTACTACCGAGAAGAATTACCCCAAAGTAAAATGGCATAGTTCATTCTACAACGGTTGGGTAGATGTAGTGCTTTCCGTGCCTGCGTTCAAAAAGTATATGTTTGAAAACCAATTGAACCTAAAGTACGTGATATACATCGCCGATGACTTCTTTCTTCACAAGTTTGGGCGCGAGGAATGGCAGGAAATGCCACAAGAAAAACGCGAAGCCGCCCGCCAAGAAACCATCAAGGCAATCGATGAGCATATGAGCGGCAACCAAGCAGCGGGGCGTTCCTTTGTGTCACCATTCTTTCGCGATAGCAATAACAACCTTATCAAAGGTATCGAGGTAATCCCTATCGACGACAAGATTAAGGACGGCAACTTCCTGCCCGATGCCAGTGCTGGCAATTCCGAAATACTCTTCCCTATGGGGGTAGACCCTTGTTTGCTGGGGGCAGGTATACCAGGGGGCAAAAACCTCAGTGGTAGTGGTAGCGACAAACGCGAGGCGTACACCATTCTCTCCACCCGTATGCCTGTAAAGCGATTGCGCACCCTCGAAGTTTTCGAGCGTATCCGCGATTGGAACAATTGGGACAGCACCCTATACGGCAACTTCCCCAATATCAACCTCACTACCCTCGACAAAAACCCTAACGGACAACAAACCATAGTGAATTAAAATGGCAAGCAATAACACTACATCACAACTTACGATTCGTATCAACGGTAAGGAGGTAGAGAATACTTTTACCGCCTTAAACCGCGAGGTGCGCACACTCTCTCGTGAACTTCGCAACCTCACTCCTGGTACTGAAGAGTTCCAACAGCGCGCAGCGCAATTGCGTGAAGCTCAAGCGCACTTCAACCGTGTACGCGATGAAATAAACCAAGTGAATGGGGCTATAAACCAAACGGCTACCAGTACTTCACGCTTTGGCGATATAGTGCGAGGGGTATTCACTGGCAACCTTATCACGGGCTTCTTTTCCTCTTTTGTGGGCAAAGCCCGCGAATCGGTGGACGAACTCCTCAAAATATCCGACCTAATGACGGGCGTAGAGAAAACCACGGGGCTCGCCTCCGAGCAGGTACGCGAGTTGTGGAACGAGTTCGATGAGCTCAATACCCGCACCTCCAAGCAGGAATTGCTCAATATCGCCCAAATAGGCGGTCGCTTGGGTATTACCGATAAAGAGCAAATCAAAGAGTTTACCGAAGAAATCGATAAGATATACGTTGCCTTGGGCGACTCGTTCCAAGGCGGATTGGAAGAGGTAACTACTAAGGTCGGCAAACTCAAAAACCTTTTCGAGGAAACCCGCAACCAAAACTATGGCGAAGCCCTCAACGCCATTGGCTCTGCCCTCAACGAACTGGGGGCTAATGGTAGCAGTAGCGAGCAGAACATCACCGATTTTGCCACCCGCATAGGGGCGTTGCCTGCCGTGCTAAAGCCTTCTATCGAAAAAACATTAGGACTCGGTGCTGCCTTTGAGGAAAGTGGTATCGATGCCGAAGTGGCTTCCAGCGGTTACTCGCGCTTTATGAGCGTGGCGGGTAATAATATCGCAGCTTTTGCCAAACAGATGAAACTTACCACCAAAGAAGCCTCCGAACTGTTCAACACCCACCCCGAAGAGTTCTTTATCCGCTTTGGCGAGAGTATGAAAGGCTTAGGAACTGAACAAACAGCAGGCGTACTCAAAGGCTTAAAGCTCAACACCCTCGAGGTTCAAAAAGCATTGGGTACCGCTGGTGACAATGCCGACCGCTTTCGCTCTCTGATGGCCCTCTCAGGACAAGCAATGCAAGACGGCACTTCTATACAAAACGAGTTCAACAAGGTGAACGAAAATACCGCCGCTATATGGGAGAAAATCAAAAAAGTATTTGCCGAAACCTTTACTTCCGACACTATGGCGCAATGGTTCGGCGGACTTATCAAGCTACTGGGCTGGCTCACGGGGGTAACCTCCAAAGCAGGCGATGGCGTGAAAGTCTTCCGCGAGCGTATCGCTTTCTTAGCAAAAGCCATAGTAGTGTGTACTACCGCCGTAGTAAGCTACCGCGCTGCCGTCTATCTCTCTACTGTTACTACTAAAGCCGCTTGGCAACAAACCATCTTGTACAATGCTGCTATGAAAGTAGCAAATGCTACTACCGCTTTGTGGAAAGGAACTGTATTGCTGCTTTCGGCTGCCAAGGCAACACTTACAGGTAATACTATTAGAGCAACAGCCGCAATGCGCACTTTCAATCTCGTTACCAAAATGAACCCTTGGGGATTATTATTAGGGGCTATAACAGCAGTAGTAACGGCTCTTGTATTATTTTCTAACAAACAAAAAGAAGTAAATTTACAACTCAAAATACAGAACGATGCTATCAAAGAAGCTAATGTGCAAACAGCAGCACAAGAACACCATTTACGACAACTTCTCAAAACTGCCAATGATACTAATAAGAGTTATAACGAACGTAAGAAGGCTGTAGATGAACTGAACCGACTTGTTCCGCAATACAACAAACAGCTTACTGTCGAAACTGCTAACACGGACAAAGCCAAACAAGCTCTCGATCGATATATAGACAGTATCAAAGCGGCTGCACGTGAAAAGTATTTAAAAGCATTGGTAGACCAAAAAGCTGAAGCCCTTGCAAAACAAGAATATTCATCATTAGAAGAAAATATAGCTTGGTATGAACGTGCTTTGAACGGAATGAAAAACTTTGGCAATCCTATCGCGGCAATGAGTGATGATATAGTAACAGCTACTAAAAACAAAGTTCAAAATGTCAAAAAAGCAAACGACGAACTGAAAGCTGCTACCGATCTTCTTCTTAAACAACAAGAAGAAAACGCAAAGAATGGTGTTGTTGTTACTGATGATAGCGTTACTCCTATATCTCCTGCTGGTGAAGGAACAAAAAAACAGTCCAAGGACTACGCCGATGAGTACCGCAATGCTAATAAGGCGCGCTTGGCAGCCGAGCAGGAACTCCAAAAAGAAATTACGCAAGGCTTGGAGGAAAGCCTCGACAAACAGTTGGCTCTTACCGAGCAAAAATATAACGACAAGCGGTTCAAGCTACAACAAGAAAATGCCGACTTAGAGCAGGACATTCTAAAGCTAAAAACAGAAGTGAAAGGCAATAATGACCCAAATCTGCTCAAAACAATCCAAGAAAAACGCAAATTGCAAGAACTCAACAAGCAAATAGCTGTTGAATATGAAAAGCAAGAACAAGCCGAACTCACTCAAGTACGCGAAAAACACGCTGCCAAAGAGGTAGAGCGTACCCTCAAAGAGATGAACGACTGCCTTGCCATTAAGAAACGTGAAAAGGCAGAGGAACTCCTCCTTATTCAGGATTTAGACACCGCCAAAGAAGCTCTACGCGGACAGATTTCCGATAAAGAACTATCGCAAATCAAAACCTTAGAAGACGCTAAAAAAGCCCTACGCCGCAAAGCCGATGAAGAAATCTTAAAAGAAAGCCTCGCCAGCTTTGAGGAACAAAAGAAACTCCTAATGGGCTACCTGCAAACCGTTACTGGTGAAGCCAAAGATAAACTTATAGAAGACATTCAGAAGGTAGAAGAGCAGATGACCAAGGTTAAGGAGCACTTGGATAACTTAAATACCAAAGAGGTAGATAAAGCAGCAGGCTCAGAACTCGAAAGGGTTGATGTATTAGGTTTTACTGCCGCCGAATGGGAAAATGTTTTTGCCAACCTTGATAACGTGCACGCGCGCTTCCGAGCGGTAGAAATGGGCATAGGGGCAATGAACAACGCATTTAGTGCTTTTAGCCAGTTGCAGGAAAACCTCAATGCACGCGAGCTTTCCAAATATACGGCTAACCAACAGAAGAAAAAACAAGCCTTACTTGACCAACTCAACCAAGGGTATATTTCTCAGGCACAATACCAAAAAGAAGTACAACGCCTTGATGAGGAAGCAGAAGCCAAGAAGAAAGAACTTGCTATCAAGCAGTTTAAAGCCCAAAAAGCAGCTAATATGCTCAACATCATTGCCAATACAGCTATGGCGGTAATGCGTGCCTATTCAGATGCAGGACCTTTGGCAGGGACTGCTTTGGCGGCTATAGTAGGTGCAATAGGTGCGGTACAATTAGGGATTGTAGCAGCACAACAGCCCCCCAGCTATGCACAAGGGGGTTATACCAGAGGTTTGGGCTTTACCGATGAAACAGGGCAAGAGGTAGCAGGGGTAGTTCACGGAAAAGAGTACGTAATACCCGCAATGCTCCTTGCCGACCCACAAGTCGCCCGCGTTACTGAGTGGATAGAAGCCAAACGCACGGGCAAGGCGCAAAACACCTACGCTACTGGTGGTAATGTATCGGCAGTGTCGGACGAACCTTCAACTTTGGCAAAGTCCGAAAGTTTATCAAAGTCAGAAACTTCTATGAGCGAACTCAAGCACACCCTCACTCAGCTCACCGCTACCCTCGACCGCCTCGAGAAAAACGGCTTAGACGCCTACGTGATTGCCGATGCTAAGAATGGTAGAGAAATGAAGCGTGCTATTAAAGAATACGAGAACATCAGAGAAAAAAACAGACGATAATGAATATAATAATACCACAAACTTATGAAGAACTTAACGAGCAGCAACGAGGGGCGTTGTGCAGGATTCTATTAACATTGGATAACACTGAAGAAATGCCTTTGGGTATTATAAAAGTATTGATTTCTCACCTACCTAATCGTTCCCAACAGCAGTTATTGCAAGAAGTCCCTTTCACTGCGCTATGGCAATACGCTGAGCCTTTCCTCACTACCGAAAAACTATACCATTTTCCTGATCTCACGAAAATGGTAGCACCTGCCTCTCGTTTGGCAAATCTTACTATCAAGCAGTTTTCAGTAGCTGATAGTATCTATTACCGTTTGCGCCTTTCGCAGTACAAGGATGAGTTGCTATTGTGCCAGTTGGTAGCCTCGCTTTACAATTTTCCTGACACTCCTTTTGATGTACTGAACCTCCCACAAGTAGCCGAGCATACCGATAAGGCAGCTATAACTACTGCCTACGAGGTAGCGTTTGCGTATACTTGCTGTAGGGAGTACATCATCAGTAGGTTTCCAAAGGTATTCACGGCTAAAGACGAAAAAAAAGAGACAAAAGACGAGGGTTCGTCATTCGTCTTTCGTAATTCGTCATTAAAAAGCTATACCCCCTTTTCAAAGATTATCAGTGTAATGGCTATGGACAAGCATCAGCCGTTAGGCAACTGGCACCAGTGCAACGCTACCCGTGTGTACGACTTCTTTGAAGTACTTACCGAATCAATTTTACAAGCAGAACAGCAAGAAAAAAAATAATTAATATGTATCTTCAATTAAAAAAATATTTTTCCGATTTAGCAGACCAAAATATCTATATCAAGGATAAAGTGGGTTATTTCTCTCGTGAGATTGCCGAAAAAGAACGCTCCTTCAATGGCATAGCCTCACCTTTTTTAGCTATTTACGATTACGAATTAGGGTTAGACGGAGGCGAATTGAATACTATGGGCAGGCGCAAACTTACGTTTTCGGTTATCTATGCGAATGCGCCTCACGACAATTTTGAGGCGCAGCAGGAGCTTATCAGTAAGGCTGAAGCGATTGCGTTACAGTGTTTGGCGCGTATCCGTTGGGATAACCACCAAAAGGGGCATTTTCTGTATAATTCCTTTGAAAAGGATTTGACGAAAATCTACCCCGTGGAGGACCCTCAAGCGCATTTCTTCGGTGTAGATGTAGAAGTACATTTCAAAAATCCAACACCTTTAATCGTAAAAAAAGAGGATTGGACAGTGCCAGTAGGGTGTAACTAATTACGAATTACGAGTTATGAATGAGGAAAAGGAAATAGGGAAGAAAGCGGCTGTAATTTTGCAGAGCTCGCTAAGAGGCGAGACGGGGAAGTTTGGCAAGCACGTGCGCGGGGATAAGAATGCTTTGCAAAACGCGCAGGCAAAACCTCGTTACCGTACTTCTAAGCGTATGGACGGCACCAAACAACAGTACCTTAAAGGTATTGCGATTGTGATGGGCAGACACGGATTTGTACTTCATTACGGTATTGAAAAAGGCAGGCTACGCAAGGCGCACGAGCGTACGCGCCACAAGCCGAGAGAAACGAAGTACCGTGTGAATGCTCACGGCTATCGCAAAGGGCAACCTAAACATCCGTTTATTCAGAAGGTAGTGGATAACAGTAGGGCAATGGAATATTTGGCTAAAGAATTAGCACAAGCACGCGGCGAGGAGATAGTAACCTACTTAGCGCGAGGCTTGGAGAATGAGATTTGAGTAATCAGCGGGCAGTTCGGTATCAATATCGCGCAGGTACTTATCGAGGGCGGTAAAGGTAGTGTGCCCAGTGATGAGCATTAGTTGGCTTTTAGTCTCGTGCGGGGTGAGCGTTTTGCGCAACTGGCGATAGAGCTTGGTAATAAAGGTATGTCGGAATGAGTAAATGCCGTATTCGCTACCCATACCAAATACTTCTTTCACCTTTTTAAACCGCTTAGTCCAATAGTCGCGTTTGTTAGATTCATTGGTTTCCCAACTTTCCACGCCTTGGGGAGCAAATAGAAAGTAATTAGGATTTGTACCTTTGAGGTGTTCTATTTCCTTAAAGAGGAGTTCGGGAATGATTTTAGTTTTTTGCAGTTGGTTTTTAGCATCTACTACGAGTTGGCGTTCTTCAAAATTAATGTCTTTTATTTGTAATCTGCACACCTCGATAGGGCGTAGGAAGTTATAGCTTACGAATTTAATCATAAGCAGCAGTTGCTTGTCGTGGGTTTCAAGGTATTTAAATAATTCTTCTTCTTGTACTTGGGTATAGGTTTTATTCCGTTCGGGCTTTGCTTTTAGCACGGGTATTTTGCTCACGAAATTATCGGTGATATATTCGTTTTCTTCTAAGAAAGAGAATAATATAGAGAGGCTTGCGCGGAAATTATTGCGGTTTTTGGGGCTTGTGCGTTGCAATACACTATTGAGGAAGTTTAGGACTGTACGTTTTGTAATTACGGAGAGCACTCGTCCTTTAAAGCCGTTTTCATACAGCCACTTTTGGAAATTCAGTATTCTGTATTTGTGATCTTTGAAAGAAGTTTCTTTCATTGTGGCTTTAGCGTTTTCTAATCCTAATTCAATGGCTTTTTCTATGGTTATTACTTTTTCTTCTGTATATCCCTCTTCATACGGACTGTGTCCATTTTTCAGTACATTCTCCACCATATCACGCAGTTGTTTAGCCGCTGCACGTCGTTCGGCAACATCTTTCAGGTTGTTAATACCATAGTAGAGCGGTGTTTGTCGTTCCATTTTGTTTGTCTTAGGATTAAGGTAAGAGAAGTACACGTACCAACGTTTTGTAATATCACCATTAGCGTCGTATATTCGAGGTTTTGTGTAGAGACCTTTGTTTTTCATATTGTATGCGTTTCCGTATGCGTTAGCGTATGCGTTTTTGAGTTTTTCACTAAATTCAGACAT